ATCGGGGTGCATGACTTGGGACATGACCTTGGTGTCCACGACCCGTGCTGTTATCTCATAGCCTAGCTTTCGGAGTGCCGGTGCATCAAAGTTGATCGCGTTGTGACCACAGATGTTATGGCTTGCATTCAACATGGCCACACCTTCATCTAGGTTGTTAGCGTTGGAACTAAACGAGTGCATCTGGGATGCGTCCGGGTCGTAGATGGATATACAGTGAAGATCTTTTAAGCCAGCAAGGGTAGGCCAGAAGTCGATAGCGTTGGTCTCTATGTCGAAGTAGAGCATCTTATGTTTTTTCATTCTTAGTTGTTGTTAATGTTAAAAGGTGCCGGTCTATTCCCGGCTGTCATAGTTAGTTTGACTTCGTCTAAAAGAAGAGGGAGTAAGGATACCTAGCCATTAAATTAATAAGTCGCCCCACTGTTCAGCCATAGCATCCGCGATGCCTTGGCAAGTGACCGACCTGTTCTTCCACCGATCTTTACCGGGTGAAGCGTAGTGGACTTTGTGTGTCTGGTTCTTGGGAAGGGCTAACATATCTTGCTTTACATTCATCGTTTCGAAAAGTGGCGGTAAATTTTTCAACCAAAAACCTGTCGCCTTACTTTCGGTGTGACCAAACATCCAAGGTTGCACAATCTGTGACTGCTTACTTCCGATGATCTCGCGAGCATAGCGGTGCATGATTGGATTCTCAACAGCAATGTGAGTTATGTTAGGAGCGTTAAGTAACGTCTTAAAGAACGCCGCCGCATCAAACAATTTAAACCACCGAGTGATGTCAGTGTGTAAGTGCTTGACTCCTGAGTTAGTTAGGTAAGTGCAAGGTGGGTGAGCAATCATCAAATCAAATCTTTGGTTTAACAATTCAGTAACATCACCCATGTGGTGTGGACCGGGAGCTTCACTCGGAAGTATGTCACAGCTTATAGCATCGTGACCACGCTTAATGAAAGCATCGCGAACGACACCAGAGAACTCACACGCTACCAAGACTTTCATAACTCTTCAAAAGTATATTCACTCATGCGTCCAGTGACAGGATTAAATGCAAGGTTAGTTGCCACTCCGGTGTCACCTGAGAATCTATTCTTTAACACACGAACAGTTGTAACATGCTTATGCTCAGGGTCTTGCTGGTTTCGCTCCAAGCCTATCACCATGTCGGATAGCTGTGCAATCGCAGCGGAACCACGTAAGTGAGCAAGAGAAGTTTTGTTACCCTCTTCGTGGCCTCGACCTTCCGATGGACGCTTTAGGTGTGACACCAGGATCAAGGCAATACCGCACTCCTCAACAAGCGACCGAAGCTTGGTCATTACGTTGTCGATTATTCTGCGTTCGTCTCCATCCTGTAACCCACTAATACACAGTGAGATATGATCTAACACAATATACTCGACATCCAAAGCCTTAGCCATGTGCATGATGTGGGATAACAAACGATCAGGGTCAAGACTACCCCAGTGATCATATAACCACATGCGACCAGACCCGACCGTGTTGATGTAGGCTTCGTCGAAGTTGGTGTCAGCGTAGTTAATCTCTGGATCAAGATGAAGAAGCTTACCCATCTCAAGGCCGACAATACCGAGTGCTGTGCGCTCAATGGATTCCTCCAAGGCTATGTAACCTACGCTGTGATCGGTAGTGGTAAGGATGTGATGAGCAATGATACGACACACCTGTGACTTGCCGATGCCCGATCCCGCACAGTAGGTTACGATCTCGCCTTTGCGAATTCCATGTGTAAGATTATTTAAGTCGGACCAAGGATAAGGAATGCTTTCAGTGTTCTTTGGATTTGTTAATCGTTCGTGGATGTCCTTTCCAGATACGATAGCGTCCGGTCTCCATGAGTTGGCTTGGAAGATCGCGTGAATAACATCCCGGCTCCTCTTGTTAATGAGACATTCGTTAGCATCCTTGAGTGGCAACCGGGCGACCTTAGCTTTACCGGATGGTAGTATACCGACAACATCCTCGACTGCTTTCCGTCCCGGCTCGTCCTCATCAAACATCAAGATCACCTCGTCAAACCTATCAAGCCACTTAAGGTTCTGTTTGAATACCTTGGCGGCACTGGCAGCACCGGTAGGAAGAGACACACATGGATATTTGTTCTCTTGCATCTGACTGACGCTTAACGCATCGACCTCACCCTCGGTAACAACAAGCTTCATTCCCCCCATAGGGTGCAGGTGTTGACCATAGAAGCGATCCGATATGTCACCAAGGATCATGAACTGTTTGCCTTCGAAGCGAAGCTTCTGGCCTTGGAGCTTGCGGTCGTCGTCGTAGTAGTCAGCGATGTGACAGGCACGTCCGTTGTAGTCTCCGATGCGATACCGCATGTGCTTACAAGTATCGAGTGTTATGTGACGCGCTGGTATGTCACTGTATCTTCCGGTCAGGAACTTGTCCGAGTCGGAGTGTAAAGGTTTTGTTATTTTCATAGTAGTGGGTGGAGGTGTTGGTGTGGCCTCGGCACGTGAATACTTATTGCACGAATGGCAAAAGGTAGAACCGTCCTCGTTCACACACAACGCATCCGATGCACCGCACTTATCGCACGGCTGGTGGGTTGCTATATACATCTTGTTTTTTCTTTTTTACATTAGTCGAACCACGACCGAGGTATGGACTTCTCGCACCAAAGAAACCCGTGCTTGTCACACCAGTCACCATAGGTTGTCTTGCTCCTTTTGTTTAAGGTGTTACTTGCTCTCATAAAGACGAAGCGAATATCCAGAGGGTTATCTGCGTACTGCCTTTGGATTAACAAATGCTTTGCCCGGTCGGACGACATGAAGCGACCTTTAGCCTCAAGGATAACACCATTATCAAGAACAAAGTCCGGGGTGTAGTGGTGGTTCTTAACATACTTAATCCGCATGGACTCGTATGTAAACTTGACCCTTGCCTTTTTCATAGCAAGAGCCAAGCGTTGTTCGAATTTAGAACGGAATCGAGGCATCCTTAGAGTCGTTTTCAAATGCGTCACCCAAGTCTTCCGACACGAAGCCGCCTTCTTGAGCGTCAAACGAGAAGCCACCGGAGCCACCTTCATACTCCTTAAGCTCGATCACTTGGACTGCCTTGAGACGAAGTGTATACCCAACTCCCATCATGGGACTGAACCAGGCCGATGGCTCGATTCCAAGGCGCAGCTTAGAGCCGCTTCCGATGTTCGGTGGGTTGTTAATCTTCTTTCCAGCCGAATCAAAGAGAGCGACTTGAAAGTGAATAAGTTTTCCTCCCACAGTTTTCTGGGCTACTTGCTTTGCGAAGACTTCATACTCGTTGTCGTCGTTCAGCTTTAACGGTAGCTTTGGACTCCGATCCAGCTTCTTCTTTCCGCTCTCCTTTACCAAGCGCTCGTATTCCTTTTCGAACCACGGATTAATGGTGGCCTCAAGTGTTTCGAATTCGTCTTTGGTAAGGATAAGCTTACAGCTATACACTCCGTTCTCGTCGAACTTTGTGTCCGGTGTCACCAGCTTAGGATACATCGCGGTGCCTATAGGCGTTGTCAGTTGTTTCATTATCTTTATAGTTTTGGTTTCTTTGTTTTTCTCAGTCTTCAACTGAAAAAGTATTTAGAGTCACGTAGTGTGTTAACATCAAACGTCCCGTAGTCAGGGAGGCTTGGTAGCTCCTCATATGATTCGTTTTGCCACGCTTCAGCTAACTCTGCAAGAATATCTTTTGTGAACATCTCGCTGAAGCTGTCGCGTAGTGATGACGCAAGAGTCTCGCAGTTGTTACTGTGGGTGGCGAAGCTGTCGTGGATCATTGCAAAGTCATAGACACCACGGCGGTGGGCTTCGTTAACAGTTAACACCAACCCCGCAGCATCAAGACTGTGGACCACGTTAGGTGCAACACCATTGCTTTGCTTACGTGGGTCGAGGTCGTCCGTAGCATCCTTAAAGCGCACTGATGTTAACGAACCGTTCAACCACGTCTTGACCTTTTGACTGACTTGCTTTCGGTAATCTTGACTGACCCGGAATCCACTTGGTGTTGTCCAAGTTAACGGTAGCTCCTGCCTTGTCATCAACCGGGAGACATCTTGGAACCAGTCCATGACTTGCTTAGGTTTGGTTAACAAAGTTTGGATGCTGTCCCAAAGCATGTCACCTAGATACTTGATGGCTGGATACATGTGGCTCCGACCAAACACACAGTCAATCCCACGCTCTCTTCGGGTGGTGTCATACCAGTCAGCGACGTAATCCCTGTTGGAGTAAGGAGTTAGGCCATAACTGTAACACATCACCGGTCGCTTCGACATCTTTCTATCGATCCCAAACTCAACCCAAAGCCGTGCGTAGTCGCGTCCATCCTTGGCATCTTGCTTTAACTTCCCCAACGTGTGGTCCGATACCAACCTGTAGATGTCTTGGGGTGTTGCAGTAGGTGAGACGTTGGTTGCAAAGCATCCCTCCTCGTCCCTACTTAACAATGACAGAAGCTGTAGGCCACTGTTGGTTGCATCCATCGCACAAGGCAGGAATGTCCTAAAATTTTTCGACCGTTTCGTGTGATACTCAGCCCACTCAAAGCACCAAGCCAACGCTTGCCAAGGTTCGTCTGCTTCGGCCCACTCTCGGTTGGACTTCGGGTCGTTAGCAATCCGTATCGCATCCCGTGTAAAACCATCGGCCCACTTTAGGCGGGTCTCAAAGTCACACTTGTCGTTACCGAAACAGTTAGCCCCGTGGATACCCAACCATCTTAGGTCGTCGTCGGACTTTATGGGATTACCCCTGTGAAATTGTAACAATCCTCGACAGTGGTCCGGTCCTTGGTAGTTAAGGTAGCTTGGCACCTGATAGACTCGACCCCGAAAGTCACACGATGACGGCATGAACATCCGCTCGTTGCGGAACTTACGTGATAACATCAAGATCTTGGAGATAAGGATGCGCTGTGAACCCAACGAGGTGTTATAGGCAGCCCGTTCCCGCTTGTCGTCCCTCCAGTTCCGTTGCTCCTCCACCGACATGTGATCACCGGGCCACTCAGGTAGCTCTAGGTCGTTCCGAGGTGGTAACCCAATCTGTAAATCTTTATCCCACGCCCACTCAAGCATCTCAAGGACGCGATTGTTAATGGCATAGGGTGTTTCCTGTATAAGGTTGACCGCGTTGTAAACCTGGGGCATGTCCGGTGCCATGCGTAACACATTCCTGTCAGAGCATCGGATGAACGGAAGCACAGGAAGCCCTTGATCCTTGTTGATGCCGTAGCCTCCACCGAACACCTTGTGCCACGGCTCCGGGCTTTCCACCATCGGTAACCAGAACGGTAACAATAACTCCCGGTAGTTGTCGTAGTCGTTGATCCACTCTCTAGTAACATCAGAGATCTCCACCATCCGCATCGGCTTGAAGTGACGGCGTTGGCGCTGGGCCTTCTCGGTGAACTTAATAAGACCTGTCCGATCATGGACAATCTCCAACAACATAGAGCCACACGAGATGCGATCCCGGCGTGTCCAATCGGTCCACTCCATGTCCTCACTCCGGGCGGTCTTGTGAAGATAGGCGCTTTGAGTTGCTGGTCCCCGGCTCGCTAAGTCTTGCATTCTCTTAACCAACCTCGACCCGAACTCGTGGTTACGTATGAAGTTGTCGGATAGCAGTTGGTCCTCGACGGCCCGGCCTAGGCGAAAACACACACTAGCATAGGACCGAGGCTCGTCGAGGACATCTAAGGTAGCTTTAACAGCTATCAAGGCTATGGGACGAAAGTCTTTAACATCTACTAAACAGCGTTGCCACTGTGACTTGTTCTTTATTTTATTTACTGTTGGAAGCAACTCAACTAGGCCCAACGATACCGGCTCAACTCCTTCACGCATGATGCGTCTACCGGCGTTGGTCAAAGAGCCTTTGTTAGTGGCCCGGTTCTTGCGATACCTTTGGACCCCGAGATCTAACATCTCTTGGTTGAGTTCGTTTTGTTCCATATGTGAAGGAGTTGATAAGGGTGTTCAATGACGGTAAACAAGCAACCGCGCCCGAGGTTCTCCCTACGATTCTAGTCCCTTATCAAGAATCTTGTCGCGTTTCCGCATCAAGCGATCTCGCTTCCTCACAATCCTAGCAATCCTTTGGGTTAACATCAAGACTTCATCCTCTAATAATTGGACTTTTATTTGGTCCCGATGGCTTAAGTATTTTCGCTCTATTTTCATGTGGTGGTGGTGGTTGTTGTTAGGTTGGTGATTTCAGCAATAACATCTTTGAGGTAAGGAGTAGGGAAAACCTTGGTCTCCTTTGGTCGGTTGGTCTCCTTGTCGATTATCTTGGTGACGTGAACGAGGTTCTCCTTTTTTAAGTTTCGCAACGCTACCTGTATGGACTCCCGGCTGGTTTGAAGCATGGCCGCAAGCTTAGTGTTGGTGACTCCAGGTTTAAGCACAACGGCAATGCAAAGGGATGCCCGATACATGGTGTTGATGTTAGCCCGACGAAAAAGCTCGGTTGTCATTAGTAAAGTTTTCATTTTTCAAGGATGTCACGGGCTGCTGCAAGATCACTCGGAACGAGCTTCGCGTATCTCAATGTCATGTTGATGTCCTTGTGTCCCATCCAAGATTGGACCACCTTGATGTTAACACCCTTGGATAGAAGGCGAGTTGCACACGTATGGCGGCACGTATAGAACACGAAGTCTTTCAAAGCCTCCGGGTCTTTTCGACGTAGCCTTGCCCACTCCCTTGTGATCCGATAGCTGGTGTATCGCTTCCATTCCCCAACAGTCTCAAGCGCCTCAAGAGCTTTGGTTGTTAATGGGATGGTCCGTGGCTCCCCGTTCTTTGTCTTGATTATGTCGATCACCGGCCCAACGACTGGATCACGGCGGATCATGGAGGACT